AAAAGCTTACTGAAGACCAGAAGAAACAAATTGATAGGCAGCAAGAGCTTATAACTAAGACTATTGCTAATAATTTACGAGCATTAGACCTTCAGTTACAACAAATTCAGAATGAGCAAAAAGTTGCTTCTTTGCAGACGCAGCGTAATACTATAAATCCTACTGATACTAGTGCAGCAACTGAAGCAGCTCAAAATCAAGAGTCTACCGTAACTACTAATGTAGTAGTTACGCGTGATGCTTCTCAGATGGAAGCCTCATTAGTAGAAGAGCGCAAACTCATGGAAGAAAATCTTGATTTGGAATATGCCTTGATACTTGATACTAATAAGAGATTATTAGAGGCAGGAGATGACCAAGCTCGTTCTGAAGAAGAAATACTTATTGAACTCAACAAGAAAAAACTTGAGCTGTGGAGTGAGTATGACCAGAAAATATTAGATGCAAGAGAGCGCGATATTGAAAATCAGCTTGAGCTTGTTAAAAAAGGCAGTGAAGATGAACTTAATCTGCTACTTCAGCAAAATGAAGTACGTAGACAATTAGCTTTAGCACAAAATGCTGCTAAACCCGCAGAACAGCAAGTAAGTACATCTGTAATAAATGCACAGTTTGATAAGTCTGCAGCTCAAACTAAAGGGTCATTCCAAATGACCAGCTTTGATGAGCAACAAGCTCTTGACGAGGCTGTATTTAATGAAGTTAAACGCAGTGAAACAGAAATAACACGATTTAAGCTTGAGCAAGAAAAAGCCAGATGGCAAGAACAGATAAGACTTGCTGAGTCTGGTGGACTTGATTGGAGTCAAGCTCAAATAGATGCTGCTAAATCTACCGTAAAAGGAATAGACCGTGAATTATCTGAGCTTGATAACTTCATAATGAATATTGGCAAAAAAGGTTTAGGAGGTACTTTACTTGAAAAGCTTGGCTTCGATGACGACCAGATAGATGCTCTTGGAGATGCAGTTAATATAGTAATTGAACAACTTCAGTCTATAATGGATGCCGAAGTTCAATTAGCAGAACAAGCTGTAGAAGCTGCAGAAAAAAGAGTAGAAGCTGCACAGAGTGCTTACGATGCAGAAGTAGAAGCAAGAAATAATGGATATGCTAATAATGTAGCAACTGCTAAAAAAGAACTTGAGCAAGAAAAGAAAAATCAGCAAGAAAAGCAGAAGCAGCTTGAAGCTGCTCAAAAGCGTCAAGAAGCATTGAATACTGTTATTCAAGCATCTTCACTTATCACTGCATCTGCTAATCTGTGGAGTTCATTCTCTTCAATTCCTATTGTCGGTCCAGCTCTTGCATTAGCCGCTATTGCCACGATGTGGACTTCATTCGCGGTAGCCAAAATTAAAGCTAAACAAGTAACAGCAAGCCAATCTGATGAATATGGAGAAGGAGGTCTTGAGTTCTTGGAAGGAGGCTCTCATGCATCAGGTGATGATATTGATTTGGGTGTAAAGAATAAGAAGAAGCATAGAATGAGAGCTGAAGGTGGAGAAGCACTTGCTATTATAAGTAAGAAGCGAACTAGGAAATACAAAAAGATACTTCCGGATGTTATTGATAGCTTCAACAAAGGAACATTCGAAGATAAGTACTTAAATGCATTTGGTAATTCTGATAGGCTAAATATTTCTCTTAATTCTAATAATAATATGGACCTCTCTAAAATTGAGGATGACGTACGAAGCATTAGAAAGCAGAATGAAACAAGGTATTATACTATGCCAGATGGAACTGTTATAATGCAACATAGAAATGTTAAACGCATAATTAAAAACTAAAAGATATGATACCTCCGAAATATAAATTCTACATATCAAAGAATGATGGTGATAAAGTAGAAGTAAGACCTCATTACAAAGAGCTTAATAAGAAATATGCAAAAGAAAGTGGCCAAGAGTTTTTTCGTATTTCACTAGATGGAAAAATAAACTTATTCGGTAGCGACTACGAAGTTGTAAGCCAATCAAGTATAGAAGACCAACTTGTTTTCATAATAGACAAGTATAATAATACTTCTAAAAAATGGGTCGAATACTATAGAGGTGAGTTCAGCAAAACTGATTGTAAATTTGACCATGATAAAAAGAAGTGTGAGCTTAAAACTACAGCCGTAGATGGATATACTGAGGTTATAAACAAATATGAAAATACTTATGACCTCATAAAGCTTGCTCCAGCTATATCAAGAATAAATCTGCATAAACGTTCTTTAATGCAGGTTTATGTAAGAGGTGCCAATTCAATATCTAATTTTTTTGGCGGCATATACTGGGAAGATGACGTAAATGAAGCAATCGACAACCATAATGACTTGATAAACAAGTATTATTTTTCTTATATAAAAGCAGGAAATGAGTTTTATATAAGAAATGCTAGCATTTCTGATGTTAATGGAGTATACGCTGGAACAAACGGATATTGGAGTAAATGGAATCCAGGTTACGCGTGCAAAATGGAATTAGTAGATGGAAGCTCTACTATGTATTGGATACGCTTATATAGAAATTCAGGTAATGTGCTATTATATCAATCAGAAAAACAGTGGGCTGTTAGTGACCCTGATAATAAATACATAGGACGTGAGGGTATTAAGATGGTAAATGTAAATAATTTAAGCGATACATTTACTATAGAGAGTCCTTTCGTATATCATATCTATAGACGTTTACTTTGTGATGTAGATACTGTAGAAGATTCAGAAGGTATAAAGAACACATATGATTTGCCATCTGATGACTTTGTCACAGACAACAGAAATTATAAAAAGTGTATTGGGCTAACAGGCGGAATGTTTTTCTGTACTTCTAGAGCAGTAGATGAGCCTACAAGATATGGTTTGAATGATTATGGGCAATATTTCACTAATGAATTTATACCATATGAAGTCGGTATAGGTAGACCATTACCTATTAGTAGAAATTCATGGGCAAACGCATCTTTATGGTATGTATATGATAGTTTCTATGAATATTTTGAAGAAAGGTTAAGAAAACAATATACATTGAAAGATAGTTATTCTATTGGCGCAGCCATAAAGGCTATTCTCAAAAAAATAGACCCTACTCTTCAGCATGAAGCAACTGCTGAATATAGTCAATTCTTATACGGAAGTTCTAATCCATTAGGAATGAGAAGATTTTATGTATATATAACACAAAAAACTAATATACTTAAAGGAGACTATAACCAGCCAGCTCAAAAAGCGGAAGCTTCATTGGAAGAACTTATGAAAATGCTGCGCGATTGTTTTAGATGTTATTGGTATATTGAAGATAATAAGTTTAAAATTGAGCACATATATTTCTTCATGAATGGCGGTAGTTATTCTGGCAAATCAAATTATCAGCTTGATTTTACAAAGCTTACAGACCAGTTTAATAAAAAACTATCATCTTATTTTCAGTCCGAAATAGAATATGATAAATCAGACTTAAATCAACGATACGAATTTGCTTGGATGGATGATGTAACTGACTTGTTTGGTGGTGCTACTATTGATGTTAAATCTAACTATATTCAAAAAGATAAAACAGAAGAAATAAATATAGGCCAGTTTTCATCTGATGTAGACTATATGCTATTCAATCCTTCAAATTTTTCTGAAGATGGCTTTGCTCTATTATGCCCAGTTAAAAATGGCCAAAATTTAGAATTACCAATAATAACAGTAGATGGCCTTATAGATGAAAATGGAGATAAATATGAAGCAGTTGTACAAAATTGGTATGCATCATGGATATACTTGCAGAATTTCTATCTTTGGGATATGCCAGCCTATAACATAGAGTCTAATGTGCTTAATTATTTATATGCGAGGGACATAAAAAAATGTATGAAACATACTATAGAATTTCCTACAGAAGAAGACCTAGACGAGCTAGAACTTATCAAAACATCATTCGGAAACGGCAAAATAGACGAAATATCTATCAGTTTAGACACTAGAATGGCTAAAGTAAATCTGCTTTACAGGCCGGAATAATGCTTATGTTAAATACGTTAGAAAATTTTTATATATTATTTATAATCACTAAATTTACAGCATGAAGTTAGTAAATAATAACATATCGCCATTGCCTTTTTACGATAATCTTGCACTGCAAAATCACCGTAAAGATTATGCTTTTGGCCAGGTTTATCCGCTAATAACCTATAAGAATATGTTATTGCCTTTTCAAGTAGTTCTTGCTAGTGGCACATCTATAAGTTGGGTTAGGCTATATAATTTCAATACTGGGAAATTTATAGATATAACTCGTAGCATGAAAGAAAATGGCTTGACTATTAAGTCATATACTGGCTTCAAGCTTCTTAAATATCCTGGTACTCTTCCTATAGTTGAAATAAAGCATGAAGGCTTGTATTATTTAGCTATTTCAATATCAGGTTTAGGAACAATATACTCTGATGTATTTACTGTAACTAACAAAGTGGATGATTATCTGCTTCTTGAGTATTACAATTCATATAACTTTGAGCTTAAAAATGGCATAGTAGATTTTTCTGATAGTTTCAAATTTAAGTGTTACTTAAACACGCAAGTAGGCAGACCAGAATATGACTTTGAAGAAGAGGCCACAGAGCGGATGGGATATACATTTATTGAAAGCCAGGTAAGCAAAAAAATTTATAAGTTTACGTTTGTTGCTCCAGAATATCTATGTGACGCTCTTAGGATTGTAAGGCTATGTGAAAGCAAACAAATTACAAGTAAACTGCAGACTTACGATTTGACAACATTTAGTATGGAGCCTGAATGGGAAGACCAAGGAGACTTAGCAGCGGTAGAATGTGAGTTTGAAACTGACACTGTCATAGCTAATATAGGAGGTTATACTCCTGAATTAGTTGGTGGAGATTTTAACGAAGATTATAATAACGATTTTAATATAGAATAAAAATGGCAAACTGGAGTACTTTAAAAGCGGCAATCGCTAATATTATAAAGACTAATGGAAACCAAGCAATAACTGGACAACTTCTTCAGAATGTACTTAATAACATAGTAAGTTCTGTTGGAGAAAATTCTACATTTGCAGGAATAGCGACCCCAACAACAAACCCCGGTGTGCCGGATGGTAATATATTTTATATAGCAACAGAACCCGGAACGTATTCTAATTTTAACGGCATAGAAATAAAGGATAGAGAAGCAGCTATTTTGGAATGGCGTGGAAGCTGGGTAAAGAAAACAACAGGATTTGCAACAGCATCAGAGATATTAACCGATAATATATTAATTCAAGGAAACATAGATGGTTTAACAGGAGATATTGTAAAAAATACAACGAATGTATCTAGCAAAAGATTACAAATTAAACCAAATACAAGATATAATATAGTCCTTTCAACAGATACTAATAAGCAATTAACATTCGCTTATGCCTTTTACGACAGAAACTCAAAATTTATCAATAGAAGCCGATCTTATGAGATTAGTAATTATGAGTTTACATCACCGGGTAATGCTTATTATGTAGCAATATTAATAGGTCTACTAAATTACAATACTGAAAATATATCTGTAAGTGAAGTTAATTTTCTTTTATTACAAAATAAAAATACGCCTTTATTTATTGATAATAAAACATGGATTTTAGGAAACTTAAACTCAATCGGGAGGTTAGTTGATAGCATTAATAATTATTTCCTATTGAGTAAAGTATATATTGGTTCTAGCAAACATATATCTTTTTCTAACAAATATAACAACCCTATTAGAATTGCAGAATATGATGAAAATAATAAATTTATTAAAGCTAGTAATTATACATTAATAGAAGATTTATATCTAGACGAAAAGACTACGTATATTAGAATCGGTGTTGAGATAACATCAGGTAAAGAGTATCCGGAAATACACGTAAAAGAATGGGATGACAGTATTTCAATAGGAGATAACTATACCATTATAAATGCTAATTTAAAACAGAATTATGAAAAAGGAGAAGGGATAGTTGAATATAACACAGTCAATATACTATCAAACAAAATATCAATTCAACCAAATAATACATATGAGATTAAATTGGTTCTAAAAAATAAGACAAAGCAAGTTAATTTTTCTTATGCTTTTTATGACAGAAACTTAAAATTTATTAACCGAAAAGATTATAGTATTAATAACACACTAATTACATCACCGGATAATGTGTATTATGTAGTAATATTATTGGGACTCTTAAACTATAAAGAAGAAGGTGAAGAACTACTTGTAAAAGATATACAAAGTTTTACACTTACAAAGCATAAATATCCATATAAAATCGACAACAATGCTTGGATTTTAGGAAACTTAAACTCAATCGGGAGGTTAGATGATAGTAAACAAAACTGGGTTATACCCAATTATATTCCGGTATTAGATAAGAAAGATATTATAGTATATAATTATAATGGTAATACGGTCAGAATATGTCAATATGACAAAAACTATAATTTTCTTTCATCGGAAGGATATACGGTTATTAAAGATTATAAATTAAGAGAAGATACTGCATACATAAGAATTGGGACAGAAATTAACAACAATGGTATTCCTTGTATTGACATAAAGCCATACAATGAAAACATGATAATCCCTGATGAAATGTTATTACAAAATTCGGGATTATATATGAATTGGGCTGACTACAATAGTTGGAATATAATGCAAAAAATATATAATACAATCAATGTTTCTGAGTTGGCAAGAAATTCTGTTATACCTATTACAGAAAAAGGGGCTGTCTTCGGTCATGAAGGACAAATACAAATTGTTGATGGTATTGTATATTCTGTGTTCCTTCAAAATACAGTTTCTTCTGAAGATTTATACAGTAGTACATCTAAGATAGTTCTGGCTTCATTTTCAATATCAGATTACAATAGTAAGTTGGTAGATAGTAACATAAGACATTATGAATTGGGTAAGTTAGGAGATATTATATGTGAGGGATATACTGCAAAATCAACAGGCTGGGACCCAAATATCCTTGTTGATAAACATGATAGTAATATATTGCATATTTATGCGATGTTTATAACAAATGAAACCGAAAATGCTATTGAATTCCACAGGACATTTAACATATCTGAATCTATATTATCTGACTGGGAATTATGTACGCTGGATGGTAGTGAATTTTCATACGAATCGGTCAATAAAGTTAATAAGGACCATGGACTTTTAAGTCTATCAGACAATAATAAAGGAGCGATTATAGAAATGGTGTCAGGATTTACCGAATATGACGGATATTTTTATAATGCTGTTATGATAGCAGCTGGTAAGGGAAGAAATTCAAACAATGGTCTTATAGTAAGAACTAACGACTATATTAATTTTAATACATTTTTGACGATGCCATTCAATTACAATGGAGCGTCAGAAACGTCTGTTAAAGTATATAATAATAGATTATATGTTGCTTGTAGGCAATATCCTGGAATTCCATTTCTATTGATTTCTTCTTATGATTTCGTAAAACGTAAATGGGGTAAAGTAACAAAGATACGTGACGGTAATGTACGACCTTGGATATTTACATATAAAGGCAAATTATATCTTCTAAATACGATTAAAAGAATAGGTAGATTTTATTCTGCACTAAGTACATTAACTCTTGATAATGAAGAGGTTATAGTAGAAGAAATTTGTGTTATTGAAAATGTTGGTTGGTATTTTGCAACCTACGAATTCGATGATAAACTTTATTTTGTTTGCAAAAAGGATAAAGAGTACTTTGGCGAGCTACCAATTAATACACAAGAAGCATATCCAATTAATATAGCGTTAAAAAAAATATTGGATGGCATAATTGTCCCCTAGTTCGGTAAGTTTTGAATGATTAAAAATAAGAGTTATGATTAACAGTATTGACAATTTTATCAGCATTACTTATCGCAGCCTATACGGTGGCGATATAAAAAGGTTATTAGTTATAAGTTTATAAGGTTGCAAGGTACGATTGTAAGACGGTCGCAGTGGATTTGACCAGCCACGTAAGGTGAGTTATCGAGGAACGCGCATAAAAATTCCTTGTAGCTTTTCAATATAGAAATTATGCCTTTTCTAGAGAGGCTAATTATAATTAACTTTTATTGTTTAACTTCCTAAAAATTTACAATTATGGGAAATTTTGATGTCGAAAAGACAATCGTAGTTCCGGACAGCGGAGGTAGTGGGAATAACTTCCTTGCAGGTATGCTTGCATCCGCTTGTCAGTCTAAAGGCCTTGATGCCAATGCAGTAATGGCTTTGTGTGGAAACAGAAATGGCTCATTTGGAAATGGCTGGGATGGTATTATCGCTCTTATCGTCATCGCTGCAATCTTCGGAGGAAATGGCAATGGTTTGTTTGGTAATAACAATAATAGCACAGAGCGCCAGATGCTTATGGACGCAATTCAGCGCAATGGCGTTGGTATTAGCCAGCTGGCAAGCACTTTGAACTGCTCTGTTGGTCAGGTACAAGCTGCTATTCAGCAAGTTGCTAGCCAGGTATGCAATGTAGGTAATCAGGTTGGTATGACTGGCCAGCAGATTATCAACTCAATTCAACAAGGCAATATGGCTCTTACTCAGCAAATCTGCAACTGCTGCTGCGACATCAAAACAGGTATCAAGGACCAGACTATTGCATTGCAAGGAGAGCTTAATAGCGTTAACCGTAGTGTTGAGCGTGGTTTTGCTGATGTTGGCTATGCAACTCGCGACCAGACTTGCAACATTGAAAAGGCTATTCAGGCATCTACTGAGTCAATTCTTGCTGGTCAGCGTGCCGCTGAGATGCGTGAAATGCAGCGTGAAATTGCTGAGCGCGACCGTCGAATTGCTGAACAGGCTGTTATCATCAATAACGCACAGCAGTCAGCTGCTTTTGCTCAGATGATTGGCCAGGCTGTAGCCCCTTTGAATGCTGGCATCAATTCTCTTAATACAGAGATTGCAGGCATTAAGTGCCATTTGCCCGAAACTAAAGTAATTCCTTGTGGAGACAATTATGTAAAAGTCAATACTGGCTTTAACATTCCTCTTCAGGTATCACCTGCAGCTTATGGTGCGTGCGGTGCGTTCGGTGGCTATCCATATGCCTATGGCTATAACTGCGGCAATAATGGTGGCTGGGGTTAATTAGAGAAAGGAGGCTATTATGTCATATCCTATTAACCCTTACATACTCGCTAATAGCCAAGGTATTCCACGCCTTCAAGCAAATTCAGTAACAGTTAATACTTCAGAGGTACGCTTTAGTTTTCAGAACCATAGATTTCTTAATGCTCCTTTTGTTGGATTGATACTATTCAAACTGCCTTCTATTCCTACAGGAACGACAGCAACTTTGCCAGTAGTATTTACGACAAATGGAAACAATCAAGCAGCTATCAACTATGAAACTGGAGCTCCTTTAACAGTAGCTGATGTTGCAAGAGCAGGTATATTCTTAGCTATTTACGACTCAGAAGATGGAACTCTGTATGTATTTCCAACAACCGCGACTACGTAATTAAAAATTAAAAATCATGGCTTTTCAAAATCTAAGAACTGGCAGCACAGTTTATATCTTTCATAAAGATAATTCTCCTAAATTGGAGATAGGACAGGTTATCGCCGAGCCTAAAATACGGCAGAAATATCCAATTCCAGGACAGCCCTACGCTGGCTTTATGCCTCAACAGCAAGAGCAAGTTGTAGATTTGTCCATTAAAATAGGAGACAAAGTTCAGCCCATTGAAGGCTTAACTCCTTCTACTGATATTCAGGATTGTGGTAATGGGCTGTTTGTATCTTGTAATAGAGATGCTGTAAATGCAGAAGTAGCAGCATACATGCATAGTAGCGAAGTTGCTATCGCAGATGAGGTTATCAATGCTCATAGGCAGATTATCGAAAGTTGCAAGAACATAATGGTCACACTAAATCCTGAAATAGCAGAAAGGCAAAGACTTGAAAAGGAAAACAGCGAGTTAAAAACACAGCTGAAAGAACTTCGCGAGTCACAATCCGAAATGAAAGGTATGATGGCCTCTTTATTAGAGCAATTGGGAAGCCCTGTAAAGAAAAGTTAAACATGTAATTTTGTAGAAAATATGCCTACGATAATTAAAATCAAAGAGCGCCAGGCTGATAAGCTTTATGAATGTGCAGAAAAAGTGCATAGAGGCGCAAAGAAGCTCATGGAATTTATCGAAGATGAGATTCTCGAGTCAGAAGAGTTTGATGAGCGCTACGGCAGTGGTAATGGCGGTGGCACAGGCGGTTACCGCGATGAAGATGATGACGATGATGAGGACTACAATGAACGCCGAGGTGTACCTGGCACCGGTAGATATGGTCGTCGTAGATACGGTCGAGGACGCCGCTACTAATAATTAATTTCAACTAAGGCCGTGCTTGTTGAGTACGGCCTCTTTTACTTAAAAAACTTTAATAACATGGCAGCAAGAAAAAGATTACCGCTTGATATGTATGATGACATACCAACGGAAATGAGAAAATACCTTCGATTTCATGGATGGCATTTTAACAAAAAGGCGTGTGATTTTGCAGTAAGTTTAATGCGCAAAAAGAATGCTTCTACTGGTAAGACAGAGAAAATAGAGCCTCTTACAAAAGACCAAGTTGACTCTATGCTTGCAAAATATGGCGTGACTTTAGAAAATAACGTAGACTACGACTATGTGTATGTTGCTAATATGGGAAAAGCTGATTTGCTTAAAAGCAGTATTACCGATGAGCAGCATTTAGCTTTGTACGTAAAAGACGTAGTTGACGACGTAGATGCAGGCGATGGAGAAATAATGCGTGAATGGGATGCTAAAATGACATCCAGAGGTATAGCTGTAGATTGGGAAGAAATTCTATGATAGCAGGAAAATTCTATCTTGAAAACTATGCTAATTGGCACATATCGTACTTTATAATGACAGATGCCAATGATGCAGAAGAAATAATAGATGAGTTGTATAGCTTAAGATGCAGTAAACGATTTTTGAATAGAGCTAAAGAAATTTTATACTCAAATAGGCGTAATATAGGAATAGCTTATAGCAATCCTAAATATAAACGTAGCGCAATAGTAGTATCAAAAACTACTGATATTTGGGAATTTTTCAATAGCTTTGCTCATGAAGTAGACCACATCGAAAAGCATATTGCTAAAACGTTGAATTTCAGTCCTTATAGCGAAAGTGCTAGTTATCTAGTTGGTGAAATTATAAGAAACATGTTTTATAACATAACAAAGAAAATGCTATGCTAGAACTCATTGAAGCAAAAGACCTAGAAGCTCTTATGTTTTTTATAACTGTTAGAGTAGTAATAATAGTTATATGCTGGATTTTCTCTACTATAGCGTGTATCGTTGATTTTTGGAGTGGTACATTAACAGCAAAGATTTTAGGCGAAAAGCTTATGTCTCATGGCTTTAGGCGTACTGTTGTAAAAATAGGCGATTATGCTAGAGTTCTCATGTTTGCATTTATGGTAGATGTTTTAGGAAGCTTGCTATCGTTTTATATACTGCCATTTGCAACTATGCTTTGTGCTTTAGCAATACTTTGTATAGAAGGCAAATCTGTATTAGAAAATGGCAAAAGAAGAAAAGCGCATGCCGGAGATGTTCCAGATATGATTAAGCAGATTATTCAAGCAGCTACTACTGAACAAGGCAACGAGGTCTTTAATAAAATAGTAAATCAATTAAATACGAATAAAAATGATACTTACAAACATTAATGTAAATATAGTTCGTAATCAAAACGAATACGAAAAATATGTGTATGAAGCGTATAGGAAAAAATATACATACGAAGAAAGCAAATCAAGTTTTCCATGGCTTGTGATTTCATTTAATAAAACGCAAGGCGATGATGTAACAGATAACTGTACTTTACAGATGTCTCCTGCGGCGAATTTTACAAATATAAACACCGCGCCAAATGGTGAATGGTCTGTAGGAACTAATAAAAGTGAACTTACATTAAATCTTGATAAGCTTTATAATGGTGTATTAATGTTAGAAGTTAAAAAAGATTGTGGTTTTTCCGAAACGCCAAATAATCTTACTGTAATTGTAAAAGACAATAACAGAAAAGAATTTAAAAGTTCTCTTGATATTATAGACTTCAGCCAAAAAGAAACACTTCTAAAAAACATAGAGGAAAAATGTATTCAGCAAGGTGAAGACTATTTAGCAAAAATAATATATGAACTTATACAACAAGACAAAATAAAATGAGAAAGATTGATAAACTTATAGTGCATTGCTCAGCAACACCTGAAGGTAAAGACATTAAAACCGAAACTATCAGGGATTGGCATGTTAATGGTAATCACTGGAAGGATATTGGTTATCACTATATAATTGAGCTAGATGGCTCTGTTCATAAAGGCAGAGATGAAAGTGTAGTTGGAGCCCACTGCTCAGGTCAAAATGCAAATTCTATAGGAATATGCTATGTAGGAGGCGTTGCTAAAGACGGTAAAACTCCTAAAGATACGCGCACTGACGCTCAAAAGCAATCTTTGCTCAAACTGCTCAAAGAACTTAAAGCAAAATATCCAAATGCGACCATACACGGACACAGAGAATTTGCTGCAAAGGCATGCCCCAGCTTTGATGCTAAGTACGAGTATAAAGACCTCTGAAGCACATAAAAGCCATTCTCGCAATAATTTCTTATGTGCGAGAATGGTTTTTATATTAAATATGAATAATAACAAATAAAACTCAAAGATTATGCGAGAATTAGCGAGAATAATTACACTTATATTTTTAGCCACTATATTATATAGCTGTAAGTCGATTCAATATGTGCCAGTGGAAACAACGAAAAGAGATACTACTTACTTATCTCAGACCAAAATTGATAGCATATATCATAGAGATTCAATCTATGTAGAGCGCAAAGGCGATACCGTGTATCTCAGTAAATATAAATACTTGTATAAATACATAGAAAAGCGTGATACTCTTTGGCGAGAAAAAGTTGATACAATTCAAGTTGCATACCCTGTAGAAGCTCGGCTTACTAAATGGCAAAAGATAAAAATTAATATTGGTGAATACCTGATAACCGCCATAGCCTTAGTAATTATATGGCTGTGCGCAAAATACTTCATAAAGCGGTAAACAACAGAAACAATATAAACAAGTCATTGTTTACGCCTAAAGTGCTCAAAATTAATTACTTATATATACTGTAAACAAAGAAACAATAATTTCATTAAATCTTTTCGTATTAAAAGCCGATATTTCTTATTAACCTTAATGTTAATCGGAAATTAAGAAATTAAGTTTGAAATATATAGAGGCATTGTTTTTATTGTTTCTTTGTTTACAGCAATTTCAAAGCCGCACTAAAATTGCTGTTTAATTATTTTTAACAAATAAATTCTCAAAAAATAATGGAAAAAATTTTTTTTCTTTCGAGAATAGTTTGTATATTTGCATATCGAAAATAAGATAATAAAATTCACCAAAATATGGAACAGTTTAATATAGGTAATGTAATTGAGCACTACAAGCTAAATACGGAAGATTTAGCGAAGGTGTTATTTCCTACTGTTAAATATCCGAAACAGGCATTTGACCGTGTGTTAAAGGGTGAAGCCAATTTGGATGTTATACAGTTAGAGCGATTGGCCAATCATATTGGCGTGTTAGTAACTGATTTGTTTTCAGCAAATACTTGGAAAGGTTCATCTGAAGATGGATGCCTAACAATGCTGAAAGGCGAGTATAAAGTAAAGCTGAATTATAAAGGCGTGTACGTATCTATATATAAGAATAATGAGCTTATCCACCAAAAGCTCTCAAACGTACCAGATATGACAGTAAACGAGTTTATTAACTATTTAGATAACTTCATTAAAAATTACGAAAATGGAAACCATTAAAATTTCTGTTGAGGTTAGCGTAAACCTGTCTGAAAATACGCAGAAGTTTTTAACTTCATTGTTTGCAACAGGAATTCCAAGTGGAGCTCAAGTAGCCGCTTCAGTTTCTAAACCTGCTCCTGCTGCGCTAGCAAAGCCAGCTCCCACAAAACCTACTCCTCAGCCTGCGGCACCTGCCCAGACTCAGAGCGCTGCCGAGCCTGCTCCTTCAGCACCTGCTGCTCCGGCTGCTTCTTCTGCCTCTAAGAGCATTGAGGATGTTCGCGGAATGCTTGCAAAGAAGGTCAATGAGCATCGCGACGTAATCAAGCAGAAACTCAATGAGCTTGGAGCCCCGAGTGTAACAAAGCTTGACCCGGCTAAGTATGATGAAATGTATAATTTCTTAGAGTCACTGTAATTATGTCGAGTACAAAGAAATTGCAAAAAGCAGCTCAGAAGTTTCGCAGAGAAAATCCAGAGCTTTATGCTCAGTATGCTATTCAATGCCGTTATTTGGCAAAATTGATAAAAGAATATGACTCAAGCAACAAGTAGTACTAAACCACAGAAACATAGTCAGAGGAGTCATGCACTCCTCTCGGCTTCTGGAGCAGGAAGATGGCTGAATTGTACTCCGTCTGCCAAGCTTGAAGATGAATACGGAGAAAAGAAGTCTTCGGTATATGCAGAAGAAGGTACATTAGCTCATGAGCTCTCAGAGCTTTACCTGAGAAAAGATACACTTAACAGCATTAGTGAGCAAGACTTTGACCAAAGGCTCGAAGAGATAATGGCAAATGACCTGTTCAGCGAGGAAATGCTTGAAGTTGTACCTATCTATACGGATTATTGCTCAGAACAATTAGCTGAAGCAAAAACTGAAAATCCGTTAGCCGTCATGGAAATTGAGCAGAAACTCGATTTGACAGAATATGTGCCTGAAAGCTTTGGAACAGCTGACTGTGTTGTTATCAATGACAATCTTATGGAAGTTATTGACTTAAAATATGGAAAAGGTGTTCCAGTATATGCTGAATGGAATAAGCAACTTATGCTTTATGGGCTTGGAGTTTTGCAGAAATATGATACAATGTACGATATAACGGAAGTGCGATTGACCATTATACAGCCTCGCATTAACAATATATCAAGTTGGCAAATATCTGTTGAAGAACTCCGCAGATGGGCAGAAGAGGAGCTTAGACCAAGAGCTGAACTTGCTTTTGAAGGTAAAGGAGAACTCAATGCTGGAGATTGGTGTAGATTTTGTGCTGTGCGTAATCAGTGTCGTAAGCTTTATGAGCAACAACTCGAAATTGCACAACACGAATTCGCAGACC